ATTTAGTGATCTTCAATCAATAAATCCTTCGGCAGTTATTGAGTTATTTACTCTTCAGTTGGATAATGCTTTGCACGGTGCGAACACTATTTATCGTTTCCATGCTGGCAGTAGTCTTAATGCAAATGGACAAATCATATGGGATGGTAATTCATATCTTCGCTTTCCAATAGAAGCTAACGGATTTTCCTTTCAAAAAGGTCAGTTGCCTCGCCCAAAACTTGTAATAAGTAATGCTACAGGTTTAATCTCAGCAATACTTTTAACTGTCAATGAAACAACAACAGGAAATGATTTGACAGGAGCTACGGTTACAAGAATAACTACTTTAGCAAAGTTTATTGATGCTGCTAATTTTGCTAACGGTCAAAATGCAACGGCTGATCCTACTGCTGAATTTCCCAGAGAAATTTATTCAATAGATCGTAAAGCAACAGAGACTAGAGAAGTTGTTGAATTTGAACTTGCTGCCCCTACTGATTTAGCTGGAGTTCGTATTCCAGGCCGTCAGGCTACAAGAAAAGATTTCCCCTCTGTTGGTACGTTTGGATAATGACTTGGAAGTATAAAGCATTACTCCATGCAAAAAGAGAAGATCCTAAAGAATGTTGTGGACTGCTTCTTAGTGTAAAAGGGAAAGAAAGATACTACCCTTGTCGCAATTTATCCATGACAGACCATCAGTGCTTCATAATTGATCCAGAAGATTATGTGAAGGCTGACAATACTGGAGAAATAGTTGGAGTAGTACACAGTCACCCAATAACTCCTCCTGCTCCAAGTCAGGCAGACAAAATAGGTTGTGAAAAAAGTAATCTTCCGTGGTATATCGTTAATCCAAAAACAGAACAATGGGCTTATTTAGAACCTTGTGGCTATAACCCTCCTTTATTGGGTCGTCAATGGGTATGGGGAGTAACAGATTGTTGGAGCCTAGTTAGAGATTGGTACAAAGAAAATAGAAATATAGAATTACGAGATTGGGAAAGACCTACTACTCCTCAAAAATTTTTAGACGATCCAATGTTTGAAAGATGTGCTTGGCGAACAGGTTTTAGAGAATTAAGAAAAGACGAAAAATTAGAAGATGGTGATTTACTTTTTATGAGTATTCTAAATCCAGGGTTAAATCATGTAGCATTATTTTTTGAAGGAGATGTTATTCATCATTTAACCGATAGACTATCTTGTAGAGAACCTTACTCTGAATGGTTGCTAAAATGTACAGGAAAGAGGTTACGTTATGCTTCGTAAGATAAAGTTATACGGACAATTAGCCGAGTTTGTAGGCCATAAAGAATTTGAAGTTAAAGTAGATACATTATCTAAAGCTGTAAGTTTTTTAATACACAATTTTCCAGAGGTTGAAGCTTATATGAGTCCTAGATATTACCAAGTAAAAGTGGGTAATTATGATATAGACAAAGATGAAATAAACTATCCTATCGGACAGCAAGATATTCATTTTATACCTGTAATAAGCGGATCAGGAAAAGGAATCGGAAAGGTATTATTAGGTGCTGCATTAATAGGTGTTGCTATAGCATTACCAGGGGCAGGATTTGGAGCAGGAGGGGCCGTAGGTTTTGGTTCTACAGCAGTAGGAGGAGGATTTAGTTTAGCAGCTTTAGGTGGAAATATTGGTATCGCTTTAGTTTTATCTGGAGTATCTGATATGTTATTCCCCTTGCCCCAACAGCAATCATTTTCAACAGAAGAAGATCCTAGATTATCGTTTAGCTTTAGTGGAGTCCAAAATACATCAAGAGCAGGAACACCCGTTCCAATAGTTTATGGTGAAATTTTTACAGGAAGTGTTGTAATAAGTGCAGCCATTGACACTAATCAAATAGAAGCATGACTGAAAATACTAAAATTATTAGAGGTTCAGGTGGCGGTGGTGGAAATGAAAGTCCTCCCCCTCCATACCGTGCTCCAGATTCTTTACATAGCAGGAGTTTTGCTACTATCCAAGACTTAATTTCTGAAGGAGAAATAGAAGGCTTTGCAACTGCATCAAAAGAAGGACTTACTAAAGGAACTACAGCTTATAACAACGCAAGTTTAAAAGATGTCTTTCTTGATGACACTCCAATTCTTAACGCTACAGCAGATAGTAGTAATCCATCAGACACCGAGTTTAATTTTCAAGATGTAACCTTTAAATCTAAATTTGGAACGGCAAGCCAAACGGCAATGACGGGTATCCCAGACATAGATGAAAGTAGAGCACCAACTGGAGTTCAAGTGGTTGTTGAAAATAGCGATGGAACTGACAGTGGTGGATTAACTGGTGCAGTAACAAGACAAATAACCAACACAGATGTTGATGCTGTAATAGTTACTTTAACGTGGCCTCAAATACAAATATTTGAAGATGATGGAGATCTTAGAGGTGATCGAGTTGACTATAAAATTCAATTACAACATGATTCAGGAGGATTTGTAGATAAAATTACCTCTTTTGTAAGCGGAAGAACAGCAGATGCTTATGCTAGAGATCATAGAATACAATTAAACGAAAGTTTTACTACTGTAGACATAAGAGTAATTAGAATTACTGCTGACAGTTCTACATCAACAAGGGTCAATGCTTTTCAATTTACAAGTTTTCAAGAAGTCATTGATAATGAAAGTAATTATCCTAACAGTGCTTACACAGCCCTTCGTTTAGACAGTAAACAATTTAATCGTATTCCCTCAAGAAAATATAGAATTAGAGGAATAAAAGTAAGAATACCAGGAGCAGGAGCATCTAATTCTGGCACACCTACCGTTGATCTTCAAACTGGCAGAATAGTATATCCAGATGGCTACATATTCAATGGAGTTATGGGGGCTGCTGTCTATACAAACTGTCCAGCAATGTGTTTACTGGATCTTCTTACAAACACTAGATATGGGTTAGGAAATCATATAATAGATAGCAATTTAGATTTATTCAGTTTCGTTGCTGCTAGTAGATATGCCAATGAATTAGTAGATGATAAAACGGGGGCTGGTACACAAGAAGCAAGATTTAGTTGCAATGTTAATATTCAAAGTCCTAAAGAAGCTTTTGACGCAATAAATGAATTAGCGAGTGTGATGAGATGTATGCCAATTTGGTCTGCTGGAAGCGTAACCATATCTCAAGATAAACCATTAAGTCCAAGTTATGTGTTTAATTTAGCCAATGTAGGGGAAGGTGGTTTCAGTTATTCGGGCAGTAGCTTAAAACAACGTCATTCAGTTGTTTCCGTTAGTTATTTCAATATGGACTCTAAAGAAGTTGATTTTGAAGTAGTAGAAGATGCAACAGCTATAGCAAAACTTGGAACGATTGTTAAACAAGTAAAAGCCTTTGCGTGTACTTCCCGTGGACAAGCTGCAAGATTAGGAAGAGCAATTTTATTTGGAGAGCAAAATGAAAGTGAAGTTGTTAGTTTTACTACTTCAATAGATGCTGGAATTGTTGTAAGACCTGGTTCTGTCATTGAAGTAAACGATCCAGTAAGATCAGGGGCTAGAAGAGGAGGAAGGGTAGTATCTGCAACTACTACAGCAATTACAATAGATGCTTTGGTTCAGACTAATTTACCCGCTTTAGGAGATGCCCCAACAATAAGCGTGATCCTAAGTGATGGAACGGTAGAAGTAGGTTCAATATCAAATATTAGCGGAGCAGTTCTTACAGTAAATAGCGTTACTAAAGTAAACGATCAAGGTGAAACAGTTACACAATCTGCATTTTCATCCGCACCACAAGCAAATTCTCCTTATGTAATATCAAGTAATTCTTTACAGACTCAGTTATTTAGAGTTATTGAAGTAAAAGAGCAAGATCGTATAAATTACGGAATAACAGCTTTAACTTATAACGAAAGTAAATATGGAGTTATAGATGATAATGCTCCTTTACAGACTAGAACAGTATCCTTACTTAATAAGCCAGCAGAATCTCCTTCTAGCTTAACTGTAAGCGAACAGTTAGTTGTAATAAATAACATGGCAAGAAGTAAATTAATTGTAGATTGGCAACCCGTAGATGGTGTTACTCAATATCTATTAAATTACAAATTTGAGGAAGGTAATTTTGTATCTCAAGTCGTATTCAGTTCAGACTTTGAACTATTAGACGCACCCGTAGGACATTACACTTTTCAAGTGTTCTCTTATAACGCAGCGTTAGAGTTATCTGCATCACCTACAACTTTTGAGTTTGATGCAGTAGGTAAGTCCACCGTGCCAGAGGATGTTACTAATTTAACTATTGAGCCAGTTAATGAACAGTTTGTAAGATTAAGATTTAAGCAGTCTGTTGCTATTGATGTTTTACATGGAGGTCGAGTTTATGTAAGGCACACCAATCAAACGGGAGGGGGTGCTTCATTTCAGGCTGCTCAAGACATTATTGAAGCGGTTGCTGGAAATGCTACAGAAGTTATAGCTCCAGCTTTACAAGGAACTTATCTTCTTAAATTTCAAGATGATGGCGGTAGATTTAGCGTCAATGCAGCAAGTGTAAGCTTATCTACTGTTGAAGTATTGGATTCTATAGTAGTTAAAACTGATCGAGAAGATACAGATAGCACTCCTTATAACGGCACAAAGTCTAATGTTGTCTATGATTCAACTCTTGGAGGTTTAAAACTTATAAATCCAACAACAAATGTTACTGGTACTTATGACTTTGTAGAAACACTTGATCTTGGTAGCACATTCTCACTTGTCTTAAAAAGGCATTTTCAAGGTGTTGGTTTTTATGTGGGAGATGAGTTTGATAACAGAACAGATTTGATAGATACCTGGACAGATTTTGATGGAACGGTTGCAAACGAAGCTAATGCAAAAATAGCTGTTCGTACTTCTACTGATATGAGTTCTTATTCAGCATTTAATGATTTTGCTAATGGAACATTTAAAGGTAGAGGATTTCAATTTAGGATTACTTTAGAAACTGCCGATGTTGCACAGAATATGAACTTACAACAAGCAGGGTACACTGCAACGATGCCATCAAGAACTGAGCAGTCATCTGTTATAGCATCAGGTAGTGGAGCTAAAAATGTTACTTTTACAAGTCCTTTCTTTGTAGGAACATCTGGTTTGGGTAATCTAAATA